GACGATGTACTAAGACCACCTCTCAAGGCATCAGACAACCATTGTGGTGGATTGCTTAAACTTCGGTCTTCCGAGTCTTGTTCTACTTCTGTTTTTTCTATTTCACTCATAGCACTTTAAGCCCCTGATCATCTGCATCATACACACTTCGTTCGTCATCAATTCTTCCATCTTCATCCAGCATCGCTCTCCCTAATGCCATGACCAGAGCCACCATCGGGTCGATGCGTTGTAATGAATGTTTCTTACTTGGTCGAATGTTCCCATTATTATCTGTTTCAATTGCCACGTTGGATGCACACCACCTAAGTACCGGATGATCGAAATGCATTATGCGTTCATCGGTGACTAGAGCTTCCAAGTAGTGACAGGGTTCTGTCATCGTGCGAAACGCCTGTGGGACAGATGCCACTGGCAGACCCTCATCTTCCAAGCGTTTTGCAACGAGCTTTGCGTTCCAAGGGTCAATCGCAACTTGTCGTACAGAATATCTCTCCGCAACATCAAGAACCGTTTGTACGATTGCTTCGTGATCAATTGTTGCTCCTGTTGTGGTTAGCATATGCCCATCGTCATACCACAGGTCATATGGAACTCTGTCTTCCCTCGCCCGAACAAACAGCCGTTCGTGGGGTAGGAAGGTTTTAGTAACTATCGCGTACTTCATGTCTTCTGTCTTGAACAGGGTCACAACTGCGGTCAAGTCGTGTCTTTCTGACAAGTCGATTCCGATCCAGCAAGGAGCGCCCTCTAGTTGCTCCATGACCTCTTCCTCATTGTCTGCACCACATGCGTCCCAGCGTTCCATCGATAACCATCGATCACACTGTTCAGTCCAGCGATTTAGATACAACCGGAGGAATGTATTTCGGAAGCCCGGCACATCTTGTGCGCGCTGGCACTCAGCCGTTAAGAACTCTTCGGTTATGCTGATTCCTAAATTCGGATTCGCCTTACGCCATGTCTTTGGATCTAGCCAATCGTCTTCTGGATCTGCACAAAAGATTACTGGGAGAAACGCGGTATCTTCCAAGATGCCATCCCGAATTTGTTCCGCGTAGTTGTGGACCTCGTAACAGATTGTTGTTTGATCATACCCTGCTGTCGTTATGCCGATTATCAACGGTTGCCGTCTAGCGCCAGTTGAGGTGACGAGTGTATCCCACAAATCTCTTGACTTCTGCGTATGAAGTTCATCGAAGATAATGCCATGTGCATTAAATCCGTGTGCGGAGTGAGCATCAGCCGCGATACACCTATAAGTGCTGGAGGTAGACTCCACCATGATCGAGTTTCTGTACAGCGTGCATCTCTTTGACAAGACACTATCACTGTCCACGAAACCCTTGGCTACTTGAAACACGATGCCGGCCTGATCGCGGTCTGATGCTGCACCATAGACCTCCGCACCAATCTCTCCATCGGCGGTCAAAAGATAAAGTGCCAATCCCGCAGCAAAATGGCTCTTACCGTTTTTTCGCGGCACTTCCATGTAGGCGGTACGGTATCGCCGTGTTCCATCGCCCTTCTTCCATCCAAAGAGATGACCAACCACAGTCTTCTGCCACGGAGCAAGTTCAAATGGTTTTCCAGCAAACTCACCCTTACCATGTCGCAAAAATTTGGGAAAGAACTCTATTGCACGAATTGCCGCTTCCTCATCAAACCAGTGATCATCGCTGGCAGTTTTGACAGGATCATAACCGCCGGGAAACTTTTCAAGTTCAAGATTGATCTTTGGTCTAGGCAAAATACTCTTCCTTTGCCTGTCTGTTCTTGTCTACTTCTTTCTTCGCTACCGTTTGTACCCGCGATCTTGATGATGGCGTTAGTCCGAATTCCTGCTCAAGCCGAAGCAGTTGTGCGCCAGTTATCTCTGCAATCTTTGACCACGGAGAACGAACCATGCCGCCCTTGTCTCCAATAATCACTTGACCCTCTTGCGTCAACATCTCCTGCGCTTCGATGAACCTACTATAAGTTATGCATAGTCGAGCAAGCGCATCTCCATCCACAACCGTAAGCACATCGATAATAATCAACTCTTTGACGAGTCGCTTCCAATGTGCCTTCGCCGATCTGTCTTTGAGCCATGCGGGACACTTAGGTTCAATCACTTCTGGCTTTGGCTCGTTGCCACGACCAGCTCTAGTTTCGTTTACCCATGTAGAGCCAGACAACTTGAGCATCGCCGTTGGTTTTGGTTTTGGACCACGCCTACCCATTGATTAACTCTCCAATATTTATTTGACCTTCACGTTCTCCATAACGCCGAACATACGCATTGTAATTAGCGTACCACGAATTGATGACCGATTCCAAGACCCTGTTGCCGTCTTTGTGTGCTGCGTTCAACGCTGCGTCTTGACCACGATCAACTACCACTAAAGTTCCCTTAGTAATATCGCACATGTCGTTGGCTGCTGCGAAATCGGTCAACATGATCCACGCTCTACGATTCTCGTTCAATTTCTTTGCATGTGCTATAAATGAATCACGTAATGCCATGCCCAGTGAAATATCGCCTTTGCCACTCATAGACGGCTGTGTTGCTTTCATAATCTTCTCCCAATCGAACACGATGTCTCTTTCGTGGACTTGGGGATAAACATACGACCTCTTCCCTGAAAACGGTGCGCCTGTAACAATCCTTATGTTGTCATGGCATCGTGGTGCTTTACCAGCATCTTCAATCGTCTTCTTGAGGTGACACTCCTTGCATATGCCTTGCAAGTTCTCTCGCTCGTTCGTGCCACCCTTAAACTTGGGAATGATGTGGTCAACTTCTTCGGAAGGATTCTTGCTACACACATTACAGAACGGCTCTTCGGCCAGAACCATTTTCCTGAGTCTTCTCCACACAACTCCATAGCCACGTTTATGTGCAGATAGTTTCTTCTTAGGAATTCCATCGGGCATAGCGGTCTTGCCACCATGCTTCTCGCAAACACGACATCCAGCGAGTGCGATGTTGGAACAGCCGGCATGTGAACAGAAAATCTTCATTCTTCGTTTTCCTTCAACTTCTTGTTCATATTCTCTTCATCCAGATCCTTGATTGCAGCCCCGCCATGTATGGCGATAACTCCATACATGACACGAGCCGAATCAATCCATGCTTCTCTAATCCACGGATGAACTTCATCCCACTCAGCAGTTTCAGATCCAAGGTGAACGTCCACGCGCGATCTCATCAAGTTAAACGCTGCGAGTCCAGCCGACTCCATCATCTTCTTAGTTGGCGGGGGTATCTCTGCCACTCTGTAATCAATCTGGATTGCGTGACTTGTCACCACTTATCCCTTAAAGAACCTATCTAACCATGTTCGTGCAGACCATACGCCAACGGCAAAACCTCCACAACACACAACCACGGACCACCATACCGTACCCAAAACATCTGACATCACAAAACCAATCATATCAATTCTCCTAATTTCAAAAAACAATACGCACTAACTAACTCACGACCATAGATAACTATTAACCTATTCCAAAAAAGCATTACGATGTCCTAATCTCCACAGTGACTACTTTGAAAACTACGAAGAACTGTTCGGCGGCATCGGTAACGAATTTGACCTCAAGGCGGTAGGTCGAATCGCCACCACTAAATATCGAAGCCGCGAAATTTGTCTTGAAGTTATATCCGGTTGTATCGACAGTCCATCGAGCATCTGATGTTTGCAGCTCATCATAAATCACCACAGTATTTGTAAGCGATCCGGTATTAACTGCTGCCGTTGTTCCATCCTTGTATATCTCATATGTGATCGTGCCAGTATCAAAATCGTTTTGTTGAATGTAATCGCCATCATCGCCGATAATTCTCGACATGAATGTTGCGCCGGTATCTTCAAATATTGTCTTCGTTGTAATTGTCGTAGTTGCCATAGTTTCAACCTGTTATTTCGCTTGCCTGTTGTCCTGCTGAATATGTTTCGCTTTCCTGTTGTCCCGCCGAAAACACCTCGCCGGCTTCGGAAGAGTACCTAACCGGCACTACTATTTCTAAAGTGAATGCAACAAACGCTGCCGCCCGTGATTCTGCTTCTGGATCGTTAGATCCCTCTGTGCATTGTAATTTGTAGTCATAGTCCGTGTCAGCAACAACCGGCAATGTTGCAACAAAGAGTGTTGTCAACACATCAGACGGATCATATGTACGAAAAGAATCACTACTAGATTGGGCTGCATTTGGCCACGTAGCATAACCACCACCAGAGTCATACCAAAATTTAGTGAACCATGATCTTCCAGTAGAATCTGTATAGCCAGATTGCGTTCCAACAAATACCACTGTCCCGTCTGTTGTCGGTGTTATTATATTCGGATCAAACCTGTTAGTAAAAGAAGATGATATGGCCTTAGCAACAACAGTAGCATTGATACTGTAATTTTCTAAAGCATTAAGTCGTAGCCCAACCAACGATGATGCAAGATATTTATTGAAACCTACGCCGCCAACACCCTTAGTTTCGATTTTCCATTCAACAGAATCAACGCCAGTATAATCTTGTACCCACGATTGTACATTTGGAATAATCTCAGTAGTGTCCTCACCCTCAAACTGAAGTTCAGATGCTACTGTTGCCGTGGGAGTACCATCAGTTGTAGTTGTTTGCGTAAACACTATGTTTGTAGAATCGTTATGAGGAATATCAACGTCAGTAGACATAAATGCGAACACAAGCCACGGACCAGCCGTTGCAGGATCAAGTTCATAGGATACGCGCTCAACCAAATCTACTGTTTCAGTTGCTTCATTATTATCTGTGGTAACAA